CTCCCCCAATATCGCCAAGCGGCTGGTGCTGCCCAAGTCCAACCCCATCGTCCACAGGACCCGGGGCGGCTTCATGCGGGCCCTGAGCAAGGATACCCGCAACAAGGACTCCGGCGCCCCCAGCTACTTCGAGGTGGACGAGTACCACGCCCATCCCACGGCGGAGATCTACAACATCGGCCTCAACTCTTTCGGCAAGCGGGACCAGTCCCTCCTGGACGTGATCACCACCGCCGGCGACGGAGCGGAGAGCAAGCCCTGCTTCCGGGAGGAGGAGTACGCCAAGCGGGTGCTGGAGGACCCCAGCGTGGTAGACGAGCGGTACTTCGTCATGATCCGGGAGCTGCCTCTGGGGGCAGATCCCCACGACAAGAGCCTGTGGGCCATGCCCAACCCGGTGCTGCGCTACCCCAACGAATACAGCGCCACCCTCCTGGAGCAGATCGAGAGCGAGTACGCCGCCGCCTACGGCTCCGGGGACCCGGCCAAGATCCGGGACTTCCTGACCCGGCGGATGTGCCAGTGGCAGGCGGAGAGCCCCAACAGCTACTTAGACGCCCGGCTCATGGACCTGGCACGGAAGGCCCAGGTCTCCCGGGACCGCTTCGCCGCCCTCACCGACGGCTTCCCCTGCAACTGCGGCTTCGACCTGGGCAAGCGGATCGACCTGAGCGGCGCGGGGGCGGTGTTCAGCCTCCCCGACGGGCGCATCGCCGTCAAGGCCCACGGCTTCCTGCCGGAGAACGCCGCTACCCGGCATGAGCAGACCGACCGGGTCCCCTACCGGGCCTGGGCCCGGGGAGGGTACTGCACCCTGACCCCAGGCGATGTGACGGACAACAGCTATGTCAACAACTGGATCTGCGCCGGGGAGCGGGACCACCGCTGGCAGGTGGACGAGGTGGACTACGACGGCCACAACGCCACGGACCTGGCCATCCAGATGTGCGAGGAGCGCAACGACCCGGACTTCTGCGTGGAGGTGGCCCAGACCTGCGCCGGCCAGAATCTGGCGGTGAAGGGCTTCCGGGAGCTGCTGCTCCAGGGGCGGCTGGTGCTGGAGGAGAATCCCCTGCTCATCTGGTGCCTGGGCAACGCCATCGAGATCCAGAACAACTACGGGGACATCAAGCTCAACAAGAAGCACAAGGACGACTCTCAGCGTATCGACCCCCTGGCCGCCGTCATGAACGCCCTGGCCCGGGTGCTGGTGAAGGAAAACGAGCCCCCGGATCTGGCTCAGGCCATGGACCGGCCGGGGTGGAGCCTATAAATATTGCCCCGGGGCTGTGCCGGGCGGCTTAGCGACCCGTCCGCATGGATAATCCTCCTGACGCGGAGACGGGGGCCCAAGGTCCCCGCCTCTGGCGGGAGGGCCGTCGGGCACAGCCTCGGGAGAAAGGAGCAGGCATGAAGAAACTCGCAAAAGTCCTGGCACGGTACGCCGTGGATCTGGCCATGGTGGCCGGGGCTACCGCCGTGGCGGTGGGGGCGGGGATGATCTACCTCCCTGCCGGCTTCATCGCCGGGGGCGCGCTGGCCATCGCCGGGGCGGTGCTGGCAAACCTGGGGGGAGGTGACGAAGGATGAGCCTCGCCAAAGGCCTGCGGGCCCTGGCCAGGGCGCCGGTGCGGACCAAGGCCCTGACCACAGCGGACCTGATTGCCGCTGGGTACCCGTCCGGCGGAGCCGACCCCCCTGAGAACTACGCCCGGAAGCTCAGTGTGGTGGACCGGTGCATCGAGATCCTCAGCGACTCCATGGCAAAGCTGCCCTGCTTCCTGATGGACGGGTGGACCCGGGAGCGGCTGCGGGACCATCCCCTGCTGTACCTGCTCAACGTCAGGCCCAACGAGGCGATGAGCCCCAGCGTGGCCAAAAAGCTGGTGGAGACCTGCCGCCTGGAGGGTGGAAATGGGTATGAGTGGATCGTCAGGGACCCTGTTACCGGCCGGCCCCGGGAGCTGATCCCGGTACCCTGGCGGCTGGTGGAGCCATGGCGGGACCTGGATGGGCGTGTCTGGTACACGGTGACCCACCCGGTGACCGGGGAGCCCATGACGCTGCCCAACGAGGATATGATCCACGTGAAAGGGACCAGCCAGGACGGCCTGAAGGGCGTCAGCGTGCTGCGCCGGGCCAGCGAGGCCATCCAGGCGGCCCGGGCCCAGCAGCAGTACGGGTTGAGCTACTACGAGAGCGGCGGTCAGCCCGCCGGCGTACTGAAGACGGAGACAGACCTGGGCGGCTATGTCAAGGGGCCGGATGGGCAGTATCTGAAGGCGACGGACGGCAGCTACTTGACGAAGCGGGACATGGTCCGCCGGGAGTGGGAGCGCGTCCACAGAGGGCCGAACAACAGCCACCGGGTGGCCATCCTGGACCTCAGCCTGGACTACAAGCCCCTGGCGGCCACCAACGCCGATGCCCAGTTTGTCGAGAGCCAGGACGTCAGCGTGAAGGACCTGGCCCGGTACTTCGGGGTGCCCCTCTACAAGCTCCAGGAGGGCAAACAGAGCTACAGCTCCAACGAGCAGAACGCCATCGAGTACGTGGTGGGCACCCTCCACCCCACGGTGACCCAGTACGAGGAGGAGTACAGCTACAAACTGCTGACGGCGTCGGAGCTGCGCCGCGGCCTGGAGCTCCGGGTCAATCTCATGGCCGAGCTCAAGGGAGACACGAATGCCCGGGCGGAGTGGTACCGGATCATGCTTCAGGAGGGCCCCTTCTGCGTCAACGACGTGCTGGCCCTGGAGGACATGCCGGACGTCCCCGGCGGGGACAAGCACCGGGCCAGCCTGAACTACGTGCCGCTGGAGGACTGGGCGGAGCTGAGCCGGATCCGGGCGGCGACCCGCCCGCCGGCGGAATGAGGAGGAGATCAGCGTGAACGAATTTTTCAAGGCTGCCCAGATTGAGAAGACGGCGGCCGTAGATGAGGGGGATCTGGCTCTGATCAACGCCCTGGCCAGGCGCCCGCTGAAGGCGGAGGAGGTCTACACCTTCCCTGTCCGCCTGTGCGACAACGAGGTGGACCGGGACTTCGAGCGGTTCAGCCGGCCGGCCCTGGAAAAGCTGGCGGAGCTGTTCGTGGGCAAGTGCGGCATCTTCGACCACCAGTGGACCGCCATGGGCCAGACGGCCCGGCTGTACAAAACGGAGGTGGTGGACGAGACCACCGTCACCTCCGCCGGAGATTCCCAGTGCTACCTGAAGGGCTGGGCCTACATGCTCCGCGGCGAGGAGACGGAGCCCCTGATCGCCCAGATCGAGGCGGGGATCAAGAAGGAGGTCAGCGTGGGCTGCGCCGTGGCCAGGAGCGTGTGCTCCATCTGCGGCCAGGAGGCCGGGCGCTGCGCCCACCGGAGGGGCCGGGAGTACGACGGGCAGCTGTGCTATTTCACCCTGGAGGACCCCACCGACGCCTACGAGTGGAGCTTCGTGGCCGTGCCGGCCCAGCGGTCGGCGGGGATCATTAAGTCCAAGCGGTACGGCGGCGGGGCCCCGGAGGGTCCACCGGGCGGTGAGCCCGGATCAGATACATGGCAGGACGAGGCTCTGCTGGAGCTGGAAAAATCACGATTTATGGAGGTAACGAGCAATGAGACGTAAGCTGATTGACCTGATGGGTCAGCGCTCCACCCTGGTGGAGCAGGCGGAGGCCGCCCTGAAGGCGGGGAAGCGGGAGGACTACGCCTCCGCCATGGGGAAGGTCCGCAACATGAACACGGAGATCAAGGAGGTCCAGGACCTGATCGCCGAGCAGGACCGGAAGTTTATGGAAAAGGCCCCGAACCCCGCCGAGGAGCGGGACAAGGCCGAGGAGCGGGGCAGCGCCCTGATGAAGGGGCATAAGGTGACCTTCGAGGTGCCCGAGGTGCGAAAGGCCCTGTGGGGCGTGAGCAAGTCCATCACCCTGGGCACCGGCACCCTGGTGCAGCCCACCGGAGCGGGGACCAACATCCGGGACAACCTGGAGACCACGGTGAGCTCCATTGTGGACCAGGTGCAGGTCCAGGACCTGACGGGCATGGGGTCTCTGCTGGAGCCCTATGTGATCACCGAGTCCGACGCCAAGGGCGGCAAGGTGACCACCAACGCCGGCACCGCCCGGACGGCCTCCGCCGATCCCACCTTCGGCGTGTCCAAGATCGCCCCCTATGAGCTCAACGTGACCAACTATGTGGACCGGAACATCTCCCGACTGTCCCCGGCCAACTACTACGCCAAGATTTACGGCATGGCCATGCGGGCCATGCGGCGGAAGCTGGCCGAGCTCATCGTCAACGGTGACGGCCAGTCCACTCCGGACATGTACGGCATGAAAAACGCCAAGAACCAGGCGGGCAGCGCGATCTTTGCCACGGAGAACCTCACGGCCATCAACGAGAACACGCTGGACCTGCTCTTCTACGCCTACGGTGGGGACGAGGAGATCGCGGGCAACGCCCGGCTGTTCCTCAACAAGGCGGACCTGAAGGCCTTCGGCCAGATCCGGGGAACCGCGGACAAAAACCGGGTGTACAAGGTCCATCCGGACACGGGCAACCCCAATATTGGCATGATCGAGGACGGGGGCAACTTCGTACCCTACACCATCGTGTCCGCCCTCACCGCCCTGTCCGCCTCCACCGCCGGGTCCAGCGCCATCCAGACCATGCTGTACGGCAGCCCCATGAACTACCTTCTGGGCCTGTTTGGGCCCTACTCCATCCGGGTGGATGAGAGCGTCAAGGCCGTGGAACGGATGTACACCATCCTGGGCGACGCCATGGTGGGCGGCAACCTGGTGGTCCACAACGGCATGGTGGTGGGCACCCTGGCCGCCACCGGCTGATCGCCATGGCGCTGAGCGAGGAGCGGATGGCCAGCCTGCTGGCCTACTGCAAGCTGACGGAGCTGGCGGGGGACCCGGAGGTCCAGTCCCTGATCCCGCTGTTTTATGATGCGGCGGTGGGGTACTTAGACGATGCCGGGGTGGCGGAGCCGGCCAGCGGCGACGGCCGCCGGGCCCGGTACGACCTGGCGGTCAACGCCATAGTGCTGGACAGCTGGGAGCACCGGGACCTAAAGGAGGCCGGGGCCTCCGTCTCCGTCAACGCGGCGTTTCGCTGGCTGATCAACCAGCTGAAGCTGACGAAGCCGGCGGTGTCCAACTTGGACACGGGCCAGGAGGTGGAGTAGCCCAAATGGCAACTGAGCATATCGACGCGGGGGCGCTGGACGAGCGGGTGCTGGTGCTGGCCCTCCAGGAGACGGCGGAAAACGTCTGGCGCTGGGTGGAGATCCGCAAGACCTGGGCCAGCGTGGAGCAGTCCACCCGGCGCAACAACTGGTCCGTCCACGGCATCGGCACCACCGGCGTGACCCTGACGGTCCGCCGCCAGGACATCACCCTGGGCCACGCCCTCCAGTGGCGGGGACAGCACTGCTTTATCACCTCCCTCCTCCCCTTCGGGCGAAACCACCTGAAGGTGGAGGCGGCCCTGGTGGCGGTGTCGGAGTGTGTTGATAAGGCGTCCGGCCTCCAGTTCCCCGGCAACATGACCGAGAAGTACCTGGGCCATGAGGAGCGGGAGCCCTACGACGTCAACATGCTGCGGCACGTGCTGGTGACGCCCAAGGCCATCGAGCTGAAGCCCGGCCGCCTGGTGGAGGTGGACGGGACGCCCTGGCCCATCCTGGTGGCCCACACCCTGGACCCCTGGCATAACGAGTACGAGCTGGAGCGGGAGGTGGATCTGTGAGCGTGGAGATCACGATGGACGCCAGCGAGCTGGACAAGCTCATCGAGAAACTGGACCGGTCCCCGGAAGTCCTGCGAGAGGCCCGGCGGACCGCCTTCG